GCCTCATCTATTTCATCTAGCAAAGTTACATCTGGTGCTGCCGAATAGTATATTCTCCAAAACTTTCGGATTAGCGATTTTAGCGGATTATTTACTGCGCAACTTCCGCGCATCGTCATTCCCATTCTCATGCTATTATCCTATTCATATATTTCCGACCCATCTTTTGCTTGTGCGCAACGATAATACTGCTCTTTGAAGTCACCGGGGGTAAGATCTCCCGTCCCCAACTGTGTTATTGTTTTGCTGCTATGGTCTATTTTATTCCTGATCGCCTTTCTTGGGCAGAACGTTATACAATATTCGCACAGCTTACAGTTGTTCATAAGTATGGGGAATCCGCTATTCGACCATATTGTTTTGCCTTCTTCTTCTTTCTTTTCGCAGTAGACATTGCTGCGCTTTGGGAACTTTCCCGTTTCCTTGCATGCTCCATAGTTATATGATATATTGCGACACAGGTGATAAATGTCAGCTACCCCTTCACCGTCCATGAGGTAATTTATATGCGCTTCTGTATATCCGTCTAGTACTACTTTCAATCTGCTCCTGAAGTATACTATGACTCCGTCGACTATCCCACCCATATCCGGGACTACCACAATGTCTACGTTATGCGTCATATATTCTTCTACCTCACTGTATAGATAGTCATGTATTTTCCATGCTGCCTCTATGTTCCCAGTGCTTCCTTTTATTACATCCGAGTTACAATCATACGTGTTATCGCCGACGCTTATGCTTAGTTTCCACCCTTCATCATCTATAAGCTCTGCATAGTTTAGTATGCGCACTCCCTTATACCGGCATTTACGCCCATCGCAAAACCGGTTATTAACATAGTATACGCAAGAAGATCTATCCGTCATGTCTTCCTTGCCAGCGTTTCTCCGCCAGAGGTCTCTATCTTTCCCGCTACATAGTCGGTTATGGCCTCCAGCACGGACTTGCTCATTAAGCTAATGCTATCTACCCTGCTTATTTCCAATTCGCAGAAGGTGTCCTTGTCGGCTCCTATCCAATCACCAGATGCGTCTAGGCCTTTATACCGATATGCGGCATATACCTTTATGGTTGTGTCTTCAAAATTTGGTTTAGGTATGTTTGTGCTAGAGTTTGACGTTGTAACATACATCCCGGTAAATCCAGTTAACTCTTGTGTGGCGCTATCAATCTCCGGCTTTGTACCTGCAAACTGTATTGCGATCTCGGTTATTAGCCCACGTGTTGGTATTGGCGCGTCGATTGCAACGTTGTCATTAGGGGCATATACGGTTACCTCTCTTATTGCGACAGGAGCCATTGCTCCTATTAACGGGATCTCTGCGTCTATAAGCTCCTGTACGGATTCTGTAAGCAACTTCGTGTGCGCCCATGCGGTATATGCCGACGCTGATCCGCCTATGCCATCTACTACTCTCATTCTGTAATGGACATACTTATCTTTTTCTGTCTCTGTATCTACGCGACCTATTACGACCTCTCCTGTCCTGGCGCGTGCTATATAGTCAGGATCAGTAGGGTCGGTCTCGTCGGCGGCAAAGGCATACTCTAACTCTTTGTCATGGCTTTGGTTTATTGGTAATCCAGTTACATATGTTAATGGGAATGATATCTTTATGGCAGAAGCATCATATACGCATGTCAGCGGCGCCGGGGTTAATGTGCTTATGTCGGGATTTGATGGGATGAACCCTTCCAATACCTTTGTGTTAAAGAAGAATGGGTCATATCCTGCGATGTCCGTCCACTCTCCCCATATCCCGCTCTCTTCGTCTTTTATGCGGTATTGCACATAATAGTAATCCGTCCTGTTTATGTCAAGAGCAGCGCTATCGATGTCAACGCTCCACACCCCATCGCTTATATGAGCGAAGCCAGGGCACGGCACGGCAGCACCCTTCTGGGCGATACCGTTCACTAATACCGCATATATTATTTGCACAGCGTTCGTGGACTCGTCTTCGAGAGGAGCGTCATAACTGCCATTCTCATATACGCGCAGACAAAGGGTCCTTGTCACGGCTTCTCCTTATAACATATCATTACGCCCGAGCTTATTGTTATGTTGCTAAACTTGCCATATATTATCATCCCAGCAGGTATTGCAACTCCTATTAGCAGTTCTATTCCGTCTCCTGCACATTCTGCATCAGTGATATCTGTCAATTCTACATCTTCTATTATCATCAATTGCCTGAATATGGTGTCTTCTGATGTCGTGTTTGTTGGCGGATCCCCGTTTATTACTTCCTTGCCATATTCCCCCATGCTATTTCTTGCCATAGTTATACTATTGTTTCTGTCTGATGGTCCGTATTTTGATTCCTTGAAAGCCATGTTATCCTCTTTATGTATTCATTGGTTCTTGCATTTCCATTGTCATTCTTACTTTATTATAGATGTCCTTGTCTTCGGAAGCTATTACTTGCAGAGTGTGCTGTTGCTCTTCCGGTGACATTAACATCAACTTTGACGCTATCTCTTTAACCTTCATCTCTTCTAATCTGTCTGGTCTCCCGCTTGCACTTTCATGTTCCAGTATTATTTTCTTGTATTCCGACAATATCATATTTTTGAAATCGTATGGAGCTCCTTGCTTGATTTCCTGTATTATGCCATCATATTCATGCGTTCCCCTCGTCATATACAACTTATGAGCATATGCGCTTGCTTGCTGCATATATGCTATTTGTGCATTGTATTGCTCCATTACATCATCTAATACTTCAGGCCTGCTATTCATTATGTCATTCCATATTGTATCATTGTTTTTGGTGTCGCCATTCATCAATGATGTTACATATTCTGTGGTTGCCATAGCATCTGCCATTTCTTTTACTTTTGCATATTCCGCGGCGTCTTCCTGCATTATTTCTGTTCCATATGATATACGCATCTCAGGGTCCAACTTATTATACTGTACTGCCATGCGCTCTATGTCTTCGGACTTTGCACTATCTTCAACTTTCTTCTTCATCATTGTTTTCATTATATTGGGGTCTTCCTGCGCTGCCTGTTCCATGCTTTCCTGTTCCTGTATATGTCCCATATATTCGCTCATCATTTTCATGCGATCAGCTTCCGGCAACTGAGACATTTCCTCTTTTACTTCATCCGGCAACTTTTCAACCATCTCCTGCATCTGCTGTCTCTGCATTACAGACTGCATCATCATCTGCTGCTGCTCCGGCGACATTACCGCAAACGCCTGGCGCTCTTCGTCGCTCATTGACTCCATTACCTGCTTTATCATGTCTTTCTGAGCATCAGCTTCCTGCCTCTTCATTATCTCGCGCTGCGCCTTATACTGCGCTATCATTTGATCCTTAATAGATTTCTTCTGCATCTTCTGCTGTAGCTTCGCCATGCGCTGCTGAGCGTCATCTGTCAGCGCCATCTGCGCTTTCATCTGCTCTATCTGGATTGGCAACATTTTCTTCTGCGCCGTTATCTGGTCTTTCATGGCAGAACGCTGCGCCTCTTTCTGCTTTTCATAAGCATACTCCTGCATATAGATTTGGAACATCTGCTGATCCTTTTCTATTGCACGTCCAGCCAAGCTGTCCTTTATCATCTCCCGGCGCTGAATTGACCTCTTCTCGCTTTCAAACTTGCTTACTATGCGCTCTGCGCCTATTTGAGCCTGCGCTGCTGTCGCCGCCGCTTCTATTTGTCTTTCTCTTACTTGTGCGCTTTCTCGTTCTATAAGCTTGCGCTCTTCTTCTATATTTATGTCTATGTACTTTGCCATGGTGCGCTCTGACATGGCGCCCTTCTGGTCAAGGTATTGCATGGCGCTAAAATCCATCATCCCGTCTACTAACCTGGGTACACGCACGCTTATTCTAATCTTCTCGTCCTTACCTAATCTCTTGTTTGCGCGCTCTTCGATATACTTTATTGGATCTGTCATCTGTGAGGAGAATGCTTTTAGCACGTTCTCCAGGGTTATGGCTGATACGTTTTGTCTCGACCAGGTTGCACCTCCATAGATAAATTCCAGAGGTGTTCCCATTGTCGCTAATACATCTTGTTGGTTAGCGCGAAGATGATCATGCATTACAAGCAGGCGACCTTCTCCCCATATGTTCTTCGCACCTAACTCTACAGGCATTATTGGCACGTGCTTCTTATTGTTTAGCCAGGTGTTTATTTCACGACGCACTTCTCTTGTAAAGTCATTCATTACCACGGTCTGCGTCAATGGACGATTACCGCCCTCGGCTTTGAATATCGGGAATAACATTCGCAATGGGACTAGTATGTCCTCTGCAATTTCCCTGTTAGCCTTCTGGTACAATTGGCGCTGATACAAATCCTGGAATGCAGCGACCATTGGCGGGATAGGTATTCCCTTTATGTCAAGAGTAGGATACTCCATAACGTATAACCTTTCGTCGTTAATGGTTACACGATGATCATTCATTATTGCCTTGAGATACTTTTCCGGGGTGCTGCATATTGTATAGTGGTCGCGCTCTCCTAGCTGTATTCTCATTAAATTATCAGGCTTATACATCCACATCTTGTCGTCAATAACAGAGTTATATACACATGATAAATTATTTGGGTTCCATACCGCCAGGGTAAACTCGCTGATATCCTCTACCTCTTCTTCCCTTAAGTCAAACAGCCGGTCTGCATTATTGTTTTTGCATTCCTTGTTGTTGCATTTGAACCAATATCCTCTCTTGTCATACCGATACAAGGGCTTATAATTATCTGTAAGTTTATCAAGCGTATACGCCTTCCCACATGATTTACATATTATGATCTTTTTTATCTTTGGCATCGGATAGAAAGCAGCCAATCCATACAAGAAATAGTATATTGCGGCCTTCTTCAACTTTTGCTTTAGCTGTAACTTACGTATTATCTTCCTGCCAAGCTCTTCCCCCTGCGGCGACTCGCTGTCGACCTGTATGCCTGACACAATAAATTCAGCTTTCTTTATGATTGCTTCGCCTGCTATTGTATATGTAAAGAAATATTCTGCAATTCGATAATATACACTGGCTCTATCCGGGATAAACAGGCTTTCCGGATCGAAGTTAAATATCTTTGCGATAGACATGTCTACTGTTTTTTTATTACTAGACAAGGATCACCTCATTAATCTGTTACAGTTATTTGCGGTCCAGCTATTCCTGCCATCATTGACTTTGCAATCAACGGCATATTAGGGTGTGACTTTCTACCAGATTCCAGTAACTTCAATGTGGTATTTGCGTCTATTGTGCCATATTGATTGTGCGCCATTATCATTTCCTTAAGAGCATACGGCGCCTTTAATATGGTCGGTTCCAGCCCGACAATGCTGTCATATATGTCATTGTACATCTGTTCCGGGATGCTGTTCAACTCAGGATAGCGCTTTTTAAGTTTTTCTCTCCACATGTTCTTGCGGATTGCGTCTATCCCCTTGGTTGTCAAATCCATACCCTTCACCGCGGCGCCAAGCACAAGCGCAGCAGTTGCCATTGCTGCCATGGAGCGAACAGCAGGTATGTGAGTCGGGCCCTTCTTTGGCATGCATGGCGCTGACCCCTGCGCTGGTCTGAACTGGTCTCCTACATATCTCATCCCACTTGCTATGGAGTCCCAGAATGCCGCATACTTATATACAGCACATGATGCTCCGTAGTAGTTGTCAGGGATCTTGCCATCAAGCTTTTCTGCCATCATGCCATATCCTTCGCTCGCTAGCTTGGTAACAATGACATCATGGATTATTTCTCTTTTGATAAGACGCTCGGATTGCTCTAGCAGATTCATCGACGCCTGCTTTAATGGCTCGCCGTCGTCTACGTCTTCGGCTACGGCGCTATCGCCATATTCATCGCTTTTTACATATCCATCTACTTTGAGGTTTTCTACAAGATTGTCAAAGAATGCTTTTGCCTCTTCCTTGTTTCCGTCGCCCCATGTATCACGTATAACCGCATATATATTGTCGAGCGTCTCGCCATTCTTTAACAATGCTATCACGCGATTGCGTATTGTCGAGATCTCTTTCTCGCGCTCATTTTTTGCATCATATAACTCTCGCATGTTATCTTCGCCATTCTCCATGAGCAACGCCGCCTGCACTGGATTAATCTTTGCCCGACCTATGTTTTCTGCGGTGATATAGGCAGGATCATCGTCGTCCTCTGCTTGCGCAGCTTTCTGCATGTCTTTCCCGTCCGTGTAAGCCACCTTGTATTCCGTGATATTCATGTTTCTGTCCATCTTCAATATCGTTTCAAACTTAGCAATATCAAACATGGCTAGCTTATCCTGGTTAAATAACGGCTTATAAACGGCGTGGTTGACCTTCCCTGTAAGTGTTTCCACTTCATATTCATTCAACATGTTATCATCAGCAGCTTTCTTTACAAGGTCGTTCAGCGTCTTCCCGCCCTTGCCCTCCGACAAGAAGTGCGCAGTGACCTCTGCCGCGATCTTATCCAGTTTGTCTTCAATGGAGTATTGACTCATTTTTTCCTCTGTTATAGTTTTTTTATTATGCTTTTGTTTATCAGTTCTTTTTCTTCCTTGCGAGCATCTGACATTGGCCTGAACATGCTTATGTATGCCATCGGAACCGCCGCCATCGCTCCTACCATTCCCATACGCGCTGCCCCGCGCCCCACGCTGCCCATAATGGCGCTTCGCTTCCGTGCGCCCTTTATCCCCTGTTTCTTTATTGCCTTCAGTATTGCCCTGAGATCAGTTGCCCCGCTATACGCTCTCTCTGCCATCATCGGCGCAAACCCGCTGGCAACCATTGTCTTGGGGTGTCTCTCCACCCAATCAAATGTCTTGTACCTGGCGCTGTCCTTATCCTTTCCCTTCATCCTGCCTGTCAATCCTCTTGACGTTAATGGGATAGCTGCCAGTGCCGACATAGGCGCTCCATGTATTCCCCCCAATATCCGCTGTAGCAATGTCGCCTTTTTCTTATCTCCACCACTATACAGTTCTGATATCGGTCTTGTCAGTGCGCGGTCATAGTATTTCTTGAATCTGGCGCCCATGATTCTTGTTTTTATCTTGTCGGCAGCACCTTCTGCTGCTTCTTGTCCAATATTACCAAGAGGTGTTTTGCGCGTTAATGTTTCATGCGCATAATCTAGCGCCGCTGTTCCAGTTAATGCTCCCGCCGCTCCCATCGTCGCACCGACCATCTTTTCCGATGGCACGCCTGAGATTACGTTAAGATCCCTGACGTATCTTTCATCCGGGACATTATACCTCTGAGCGATCTCTGATGGGATCTGCATTCCGCGCCTATGCGCATCATACATATATGGAATTACCTTGGTCGGATTATTATGAGTAGACAGATCGCGCAGCTTCTGCTTTAATTTTTCATTGCTTAAGCCAAGTGACTTACGGTATTCCCCCTTAAACACAGTTCTTGGAGTATACCCGATAAGCATGCGCGTCATATCCATGGCTGGCGACTCTTTGGCTATCATGGATAAGTCAGCATTCCGTCTGTTCATGTCTTGTTTATTCATCGTTATTCCTTATGCATTCTGCTTACATACGTTTTTACATATTGTCAACATATTTATTCTGTTACCTTATATGGTAGTTTGCCAAAAGCATACAGCATAGCATGCCTCATATATACAAGGTTTTGGAAAAAGTCATCTGCCTGCGTCTTGCCATACCTTGCCCGCCTCTTGTCCTTCTCGTGGAACTTGTATATACAGGTAAGATCCTTTTCTACCTCTGACATGTTACCCTCAAATTTAGGAAAAGAAAAGAGCCCATGCTTAAAGTCCTCTATTGTTTCGTCGTATGCGTCTCCCTTGTCTACACAAAACTTATTGGCTGCTGTATGGTATGTTGTCCCATATACAAGATCCCCCACATACTCTATTTCCATGCATCGCTGCACACCTATCGCCGCTGCTATCCTCTGATTCTCTTTATGGCCCACTCCGTAATCCATGCCAACTATTCTTACGTTAAAAGCATTTAGCCATGTTATTATATCCTTTATTACCTTTTCTGGATTATCATACAAGCGCTCCATGTATTTTCTTGTAAACAATATAATAAGCTTATTGCGGCTAAAATCGTATTTGGCTATTGTAAGCATTGTATAGCTTATTATCTTCTTTTTCTCCCTCTCTGATGTCTCCATTGCCCAGTCAAGCCCGGCAAACATGTAATCCCTATCATACCCCTTCGCATCAGTGATTCTTCTTATAAGCTCCCTATTAGGATCACACCACCCTATTATGTCTGCTCTTGTTATTGGGTTCCCGCTATCAGAGTATGAATTGCCTAATATTTCGTTATGTATAGTGCGCTCCGTATACCCGCTGCCTCCCGATAGCTCATGCAATAGTTTACTCCACTGCGTGGCTCCGGGGGCATCGCTGGGAACACATAGTTCATTTATATGAAACCCTTCTATCGGCATGCCAGGGCGCGCCTCTACCCAAAACCCATACCTGGAATTAATGCGCTTCCCGCACCGTGAGCATATAAGTCCCTTCTTCCCTACGTTAGGGAACCCAAGGTCTATGTTGTAATGTCCGCATCCTGAACATTTTATCGTCCACTCTCCCCCGGTAGAATCGTCAAACTTTAACTGCAGGTCATTCTCTTTCTCTAATGCGGTTCCGGAGTATATGGTTATTCTTACAGGTGATCGGCGCATACCATTTACCACAATAGCCGCATTGTTTGGCGGCGTATCCTGATATTCGTCGATGAATGTTATCCCCCCAGGAGTTCCCCTGGCAGACAGCACAGACGAGTATATGTTGCCCAGTATTATTCGAGATCCCGTAGTATATGACTTGTTCTTTACCTGACGTTGTGTCGTGGAATTGTCTATATATATCTCTTCCACGATTATGCTGGCCTGCTCCAATGGCTTGATGTTCTCTACCGAGAATCTGCTGATTTGCGTATCTGTTGGTTGTGTTATTACTATGTTTATATGATGGTATTCCAGGCTCATGCCTACGCCAAGAACGCCTATGTTGACTGACTTGCCAACCTGCCGCGAGCACTTCCATGCCTGCGTCCGGTACAACTGATCTACGGATGTGCTTAAGCGTGGTGAATTTATTATGTCACGCCAAAATGGATAATCCCTATATGATAACGGCTCCCCATGATAATTGAATATAGACTCATATACGTCTGTCCGCTGCATGGCGTGCATTATTGCCCCCATTTACGGCTACATTCGGCGGGCTCGTCCTGTTCCGGCTCCGGCTCTTCTGCTTCCTTCCTCTTTATGTCGTCTATACTCAATTTTTCTTTCTGCAGGAATGCTATGTTGGCAAACAGGTTATCTACCTTTTTGCGCAACTCGTCACCATCGTTTCGGATGTTCTCCTCTGACAGTATCCTGTTTGTGCTTGTATATATCTTTATAGTGTAGTCCGGTATGGCCTTGCCCTCTCTCATCTTTTTTATTAGCTCTGATGATGCCATCCCAAAGATCTTGTTGTTTATATGCCTTCTTGTCGGCTCGTCCACCACTCCAAGCCATGCTATCACTTCATCTGGCTGTGATGTAGAATGCAATCTGTGTGGATGATAATACCTGTTGCTGACATCCAGGTTTATATAGTAAAGCATTGAAAAGAAGTCATTGCCACTTGCTACTTTATTGTTGGGAGTGTAATTCCAAAAATACTGAACATAAGACCTTATATTATTCTCGTTATACCGGCTTTTTGTCTTCGGCATTGTATTTACTATCCTGACAATATCGCTTATCGGCTGTTCCAGCAACACCAGCAGTTCTATTGCCTGCCGGTCCTCCTTGCAATGCAACACCCTTAACAGCTTATGCGTTATATCATTAATTGGATCTTCGTACCCGGTGAATACTTTCATCAGATCTTCTGTTATCATATCGTTCTGCATTGATGATATTGCTTCTTTGCGGATATGCAGGGGGAACATTATCTCATGCTCTTCCTTGTTGTTGTTCCGCTTATATATTTCGGTATTGGCATTTATCATCTCGGTATAAGCGCTTCCGCTCTTTTTCAGGCACTGCAGAATGCTATCGTACACCGCCCTGGGATGTATGTTTATGTGCAACTCTCTTAATATATCAGTTATGCTTGGTATTCTCCCGTTGTCATTATCTATCGGGACACCGGCCAACATCAACAGTTGGATGAACTTCTTATGTGGTATCGCTGGTTTTTTATGACGCATAAGATGACGACAGCCCCCTTATCTCATTTGACATCTTGACATTAGCATATAGCGCCCGGTTCAATATTGATTCTGATATTTGACTCTTACCTAGCCTGGCCATCATCAGAAGTTCGCTAATCCTTGATATCACGTCGTCTAACAACTGAAGCACATTGGTTGTCTCTATTTTTTCGTCATCTATTGCTGTATCTACACCCACCATCTTGTCGATTGATTCTTCTATTCCTGCTGATTTCATAAATGGGTCATTGTTTAACTCTTTCGCCATTTCGTTATAATGACCACGGTACTTAAATATTCTTGGGTACTTCATGCACGTCGGAGATGCTGTTTTTATTGTGCCGCTGAAAGCATAGTTGTGGTCACAGACATACTCGCTTATATCAGCGCTTTCTTGCCCAGTATAGTAGTTCGCTACCAATAGAGCGGCGTTCTTGCTCATATCTCCATGCTTTATAACATTTTCTTTGTCAGATACTGTTATATTATATATCCCGTTCCCGCGATTTATTATGTTCATTCGATTAGGATATCTATCGCTTATCTGCTGCGCTATCTTGTCGGCGCCTTCCTCCAGGCCATCCAACGGCTTTTTGACGCTTGGCAATACAAGAGCTTGCCATGTCTCCGGGATCAGCAGGACCTTGCTGGCAGGATCTTCCAAGTACCCGAATACCGTGTTTTTAAGCTTTTCCTGCTTTACTATCCGCCCTTCGTTTATCTTGTTGGTGACAATAAGCCGGTACATTGCATTGTCTTCGTATGATCTTGCATGTATTATCATTACGCGCTCTCCGCCATCTTCTCCACGCATGATATTTTCTATCGTTTCGATATAGCAGGGGACTGTAAGGTCGTAATCCATCTCTTCCTTTCCGTCTTCTTTCTTCTCTGCTTTTTTCTGAACGAATGCCACGCTTTCTCTTTCTATGTCTGTTAACGGCTTCATCCTGTCACTAATATCCCATCGCTCAACATCTCCATAATATCCACTTCCATGCGCATCGCCATACCCCCACCATGAGTTATCCTCTATGTTACGACTCCCGCCAACTCTTTGTACTTCCAATGATGGGCTTTGCTTTGCGTTCAAAAGTTGTATAAACAGCGACTTCTTTATTCTTCCACCAGACAGGTTCAAAAGATCTGTATATACAGCACCATCCATTACCCTTCTTCCGATCATCACAGATTGATATTTCCCACTTTCTGTTATCTTCTGCACCTGGGGAAGATCTACCACCTCTTTGTCCTGGCCAATAAATGACATCCCCGCGTTGGTTCTATTATCTTCTGCTTCCTTGACTGCCATCAACATCTCAGATGCCGTTAGCATAACACCATCTTCGGTATAGATTTGTCCATGCTCTGCCTTTTTTAGTAGAGCCCCAATATAGTGGTAAGGATTGTTTATATCCTCCTCTACAGATATGCCATATATCCTTGAGGCGCGCTTATACTGTCCCCCGTCTTCCGGCTGAAATAATCCAGATTGCGTGATATATTGCATGTTCCCGGGCAACTCGTTGTCGTTCACCATTGCTTCCGGGCTGTGAGAGTCCAACATATACTCCATATACTCTTTATCGATAGGTATCGCCTTATTATTATAGATTGCTATGTTTGGCTCCTTAAGATTGTTCTCTTCTATGATAAGCGGTATTACAAATTCTTTCGTGCCATCATTGTATTTGATATACCCTACCGCATCTCCAGATTCCGTGGGGGGCACCTTAAAGTTAACATATTCTAGCCCCTGAGACAAGAAAGGAAATATGGTTATCAAGTAATTCTTTATTTCCTTACGGATATCCTCTTTCCTTATATTGCTCAGATCATATGCTTTCTTCTCTATCTTAACGTCGCCGAAGGGCACTATGCGGTCTTTTCTCTTTATCATTTTATCCTCTCAGTAATATATTGTAAATACATAAAGCAAGGCACCTGTCGGTGCCATTAAGTGTTATCCCTGGCCAGTCTCTCTTTTGCGGAGAAACGCCAGCGCTCCGCCACCTGCGCCAACGGCACCGGTTGCTCCTAATCCATAATACGCTTTGTTGCGTACAGCGCTATCTCCACCCCTGCCAAATGCCTTAAAGGTTTCCTTCGGGCGCGCGTATACCTGCTTCACTCCCTGCCCTACGTTCTTGGCGAATCTGCCGACGCCAGATCCTGCCAGATTTCTGGACTGGCGCCCTGCCCACTGTGCTCCCCGCGATGCCTGTCTTCCTGCCCACTGCACTCCTTCTCTGGCATACCGTCCGGCAGCACTAGCTTCTTTTTCCAGGCGATCAACCTCTTCGTTGTACCCCTGGGCGATTGCACCATTTATGATGCACTGTGCGATTTTTACGTTGATGTCCATTGTTTTTCTCCTTTGGATTGCCTTTCTTTTGGCTTCTTTATTAATTTTGCTATCATATTTGTTTTTGATAGCTCTTTCTACTACGGTTTCTATCTTTATGGATGCTGGCACT